ATACGCTGTAATGCCTGCATCTCAGGCACCATACGCATACGACGCGCGGCTTCTTCCGCAGCTGCTGCATCTGCGGCACGGCTGGCTTCAAGAGCGGCCTGCTCTTCTGCCTCTACGGTGCTAAGACGTTGTAAATTTGGTTGCCCAATCTGTGCGGCTCTGGCAGCGTTTACATCTGCCAACTTTAATTCCAAAGAGTCGTACACAATCTCTTCTGCTTTTTTCTGATCCCGCGCTTGTTTTTCTTGGTTCTTTTGGGGTTCAACTAAAAGCGGTAGAGGCGTACGTGTTTTTACTAATTGCGACGCCATGTAGGGGTCGGCCATCAAGTAGTCTACATACACATTGAAATCTTGCGCTGGCCCTTTTTGCATAGCCAAGGCCACTTGCTCAGGCACTTGCTGTTTAGCTAAGTTAATTCTCTCTTGTGCGTACTGAGTTGTAAGAGCTGGCGCTGGTGGTATAGATGCAAAAGGATCTGCAACACCTACTTCTGTAGGCTTAATCTTTTGCTTGCCAGAAACTTGCTTCTGCTGTTCGGCTTGATACAGCGCATACTCTTCTGGCGACATGCCAGCTACGCGTTGCTCTTCTTTGGCCGCGTCAATACGTCCAGCCCTGTTAAGCTCGTTCCACTCTTTAATCAGCGCCTTGGTCTCGGGATCGTTACGCAAAGCTCTTTTAGCTGCACGAGCTTCGTTTCTAGCGGCTTCAGCGGCAATGTCGCCTTCTGCAACAGTCACACTGCTTGCGGCTTCTAACTCTTTAATCTGGGATTTAACCGCCTCTAAACGGCTGTCAACATCAAGGGCGTAAGTAGGGCTACTTTTTCTGGCTTCTTCTTCAGCAAGAGCCGCTTGTTTTTCAGCTTGTTGCTGTTGCAGTTGTTCCGTGCGGCGTTGCTGTTCCTCAGTTCTTTCTGCTTGAGCCGCTTGCCGTTTAGCTCCCCCACGTTCAAACGCACGACCTACAGGCGCAATTGCGCCACCTAGCACAGCGCCGCCAATAAAGCTTTCTACGTATTCTTTACGGGCGTCTTCGTCTGTAATATTTAAACCTGCTTGTAAGCGTTCAAGCAACTGTTGCGTGGCTTCTGTCACGCCCTCGCGTCCCATGGCCATACCCGTCTTAGCGGTGTAGTCTCCAATTGTTCGGGCCAATGTTTGAGACGCAATAGCTTTGGCTTGCTCGGTTGTTAGCTTAGAGCCTACGGAGCCAAACAGTTTGCCCACACCGGGCAACAACGCCATGGCGGCGGTGTCAATCAATGCTTGAGGTACGGCGGCTGCAGCGGCTTTGCCAAGGCTGGCTTCTTCTAGCGTCTTGCCTGTGTCCATCTGCGCGGCAAGGTTTGATCCGGTGAACTGTCCCGTAGACACAGCACCTGCGCCCAATAAACCAGCGCCCAAAGCAACCGGAGCCGACACTGGAAGGGTTAATGCCGCAAGACCTGCGGCTGCTGGAGCGGCAGCGTAGGGCAAAGAACCGCCAAGAGTTTCTCGAAACTTTAATCCAAAGTCTTCCGTCCAGCCTTTTTCAGTGGGGGTAAAACGTGCAGCGGCTTTGGCTTGCGCGGCTTCGTATTCCTTCTGGGCTTCGGCCTCACTCTTGACGCCAAGCTTGCCTTTGAGCAATTCAAACTCACCGCCAAGACGGGTAGCACCGGCAGATGCTGCAGCTTTAAAACCAGAGGTGTCTTGCTTGGCTCTACTCTCTTCAGCGGGTGACAAACCAAACGCTTCGGGGTACATGCGCTGTGCACGATCCCACGTTTGTGCAGGTGTTTCGCCCTCACGAATTGCTACTGTTGTACCGTCTGGAAGAGGAAGAACTTTTGCCATGTTTGCACCAAATTGTTCGGCTTAGAAAAACAAGGGCAGCGCCGTACCGCCCTTGCCAAAGATTATGCCATCACTGGCGATCTGGTTTACCGTCTTTAGCTTCGGGAACACCTTTTTCTAACATTGTAACTGCCTTCATTTGAGCAACAAATTGTTGCGGTGTCAATGCAGGAGTCAATGTTGTGTCTTTTCCAGCCATTGCAGTTATGTACGCTTCGTAGGCTTGTGCCATAGTTTTCTTGCCTGCTTGAATCTCAGTCATCAAACGCAAGCCGGTTTCAATGTTACCTCCGCCCAACGCAGAAAGCACTTGCATTTGACCGCTAGGCATAGCTGCAATCCGTTCTTGCGTTTTACGATTAAGTGCGCCTTCGCTAACTTGTGTTTCGCGGTCAAGCGCTTTTTCACGAGATGCCTCAAAGGTTTTAAATATCTCTCTAGCGTCTTGCTTGTTAATGTTATACACCTGTTGCAGACCCGCCAGTGCGTCTTTCTTTGCGGAAACCGTAGTGTTCTCAATATCGTTTCTAAGTAATCTACGCTCTCTACCTGTCATGTTGGCTTCGTTGCGGCGCAAAGTATCCAAATTGTCACGAGCGTCATCAATCTTCTCTTGAGCGGCACGCAAACGTTCAATGCCGCTTGCATACATCTTAGTACCAACCGCCGCGCCCTCAGCAATACCTGCTAAACCACGGCCTTTAGACTGCATCATGGCCAAACCGGCCTCAATGATAGACATGTTGGTGTTCAAGTCTTTTTGCTTGCCCAACTCAGCTTCGCGTTTGCCAATCCGTTCTTCTTGTTTTGCACCCAACACACCGCGCTCAGCGACTTCTTTTTCAAAATCAGAGAGCTGTTTCTCTTTAGCGAGCTTCTCCGCATTTGCAATTTCTAAGCGCTGAGCGGCAAACGGATCGACCGTTTCTGTAGGCATTAGACTGTCCAACTGTTTGCGGTAGTCTTCTGGCTTGAGTGTGGCAATCCCAGCTGGAGGGGGCGGAGGTGCGGCTGGTTTTGTGCCGGGCGCAGGGGGACGAGGGCCGGGAGCAGCAGGCGCAGGAGCCGCGTTACCTAAAACATTGGTTGCTTTGGTTTGGCCGTAAGGAAGAATAAATGGGGCTGCAGCTGGGGCTGTAGCAGAAACAGCAGGAGCCGCACTGTCATTAGCTAAAAGGCTGCTTAAAATTTTAGGCGCTTGATTACCAAACTTAGATACCGCAGTTTCTTCGAGCTGTTTGCGCACAGCTTCCTTGGCCTGCATGTACTGTGCTATAGCCTTTTGGTCACCGGATTTTGCAGCGGCAATATACTGCTGTTCAGCTTGTTTAAATTGTTGCGCCAGCGGGCTTAACGCTGCAATATTAGCATCGTCAATCTGCTGAATACTTGATTTAACAACACTACCGTCACCGCCCATAGCAGTGGGAACACCTTGATAACGTGGGATATGTCCACCATCGGCCATACGCAACACAGGTTCGCCGGAGTACATCATGTCTTCATCAGCGGAGCCGCCATCGGCAAACGCCACGATACCGCCACCGGCCATGTTCTCAATGTTAGGTGCAGGTAACTGCGCAATTCCTTGCTCTTCTGGCAACGGGCCGCCACCTTGGGGCGGCATACCCTGTGGAGGCATACCTTGACCGCCTTGTGGTGCCTGTGAAGCAGGATCCATATTCTGCACAACCTGTTGGTTGACAGGCGGCATCTGGCCACCCTGCTGAGCCATCTTAGCCTGCGCAAACTTTTCGTGTTTGGCGTAAACAGCTTGAGCAGCGCCCAACAATATCATGTCGTCTTGATTTGCGGCGGCAAACGCTTTTAACTGTTCAGGATTAAAAGTCTGCAACTTATCCATAACCGACTTAAGGTTTGGGTTGGTTATGTCCCCGCGTGTTTGATAGATGCTATCTAAAGACATATTTACCTCTTAAGCCATTTTGTGAAGTAGCAATTTTGCCAGACCTGCATTGGGGCGCTCTTTAATTACGCCACCTTTTTTAGAGCCAAACATCTTGTACGCGCCGTATGCCGCTGTGCCTGCACCAGCAAGCTGGTTAAGCATTGATGGCGGTGTTGTGTACATTGTGCTGCCTTGCGTAGACAACGGTGCACCGCGGTACATGTCCGACAAGAAGCCCATCTGTTTGTATGGGTTGTTCTGCGCGGTCAAATAGTCCTGATACTGATTGTTCAAAACGTTCTGCACGTTTTGCTGTTGCTGCGTACCGAACTGATTCTGCATTGTTAAGTTGCCCATGTTCTGGTTGTACAGGTTTTGACCCTGCGCACCAAGATTTTGGTAGCCAGACATGCCCGCTTGCAAACCTTGCAGGCCTAACCCTGCGCCAAACTGTGACTGCTGGGCGTTAAGTTGGTTAGCCGCTTGGCCATACTGCGCTTGGTTCTGCGCGTTGTTCATCTGTTGGCCATAGCCATACTGACGAGCCTGCTCTTGCATCTGCTGTGCGCTCAGTCCGTACTGCTGATTAGCCAGTTGCGCCTGCATGTTCTGCCCAGAACCCAGTTGTTGCTGTGCCAAATTAGCTTGCAAATTTGCGTTGCCAACGTTAAAACCCATGTTCTGGTTAGCCAGCAGAGCTTGCTGTGCCAACTGAGGGTTCTGCATTGCAGCGGCTTGGTTAAACTGCCCTTGTTGCAAACCGTACTGACCACGCATTTGTTGGTTAGCCAAATCAAACTGGTTAACCGCTTGCTGATTAGCCAGACCAAATTGATTCTGCGCCTGTTGATTGGCTTGGTTAGCTTGCTGGTTAAACTGCCCTTGCTGTAAACCGTACTGACCACGCATTTGTTGGTTAGCCATCTCAGCTTGTTGCTGGTTACTTAAGTTAGCCATGCCAGTTTGCTGTGCCATCTGTGCATTTTGCAGGCCGTACTGACCGCCCAAAGCTTGGTTAGCCAGCGCTGCTTGCTGTCGCAACTGTGCGTTCTGCAGGCCAGTGTTGTACTGCATCTGCTGGTTGCCTTGATCTGCTTGCAAGCCAGTTTGCTGATTAGCCAACAAAGCCTGAAGACCTGTTTGCTGATTTAACTGTTGTGCTTGCAAGCCTGTCTGCGCACCCAAACCTTGCGTTTGTAAACCCGCACTCAAGTTCTGCACGTTGGCTTGTTGTTGAACACCTTGGTTAGCTAAGTTAGCCTGTAAACGCGCTTGCTGTTCTGCGTTGAACTGAGCTTGCGCTTGTGTAAAAGCGTCTTGCGAACCTTTGGCTTGGATGTCGCCCTTTTGAATGGCCAAGTTACGGGCAGCTTCGGCATCCATGATGGCTTGGCGGCTACCGCCAAACGCTCCAGCTTTAACAGCCTGTGCATTTGATTGAGTTCTTGCAATATCAGCTTGACGCTGGGCTTCTCGTTGCTGAATACCCACCACGCTTTGCATGTAGGGGGACATGTACTGGTCAACAGTACCGGGCTGTGTCAGGCTTTGTGTACTGACATCTTTGGCTGCCTGCATGCTGAGCGCTTGCAACTGGGGTGCGTTGACTCGCTCGGCGGCAACTCTTTCCGCACGTACTTTGTCGGGGCCACCAAACTGTTCCGCGCCAATTCTTTCGGAAGGGCCTGCTTGCGCGGCTGTGCCAATAGCTGCACGGGCTTCTGGTATTGCGCCTAGTTGCGCAGCTTTCATGTCTTGCGCTTTGTACCGCTCATCAAACGTAGCCGTCGGAGCAGCACCTAGCTGTGCGGCTGTAGCAACCTGTCCCGTTACATCTCGTGGGCCAGTCATCTGGTAGTTCTGCAACTGAGGGGCGGTTACCTCTCGGGCACTGAACTTAGATGGGTCGTAGGCTTGCTGGCTTGTATAAGCGTTACCAAACTTCTCAGGGGAGTAGGTGGTTTCGCCTGCTTTTTTAGCCAAAGATTCTAAACCTGTGGCCGCAGAGGTAGAGTATTGGTTGTAGCCAAGATTGCCCGCACCCGTAAACGCCTGCTTTTGCAAGTCAGTAAACTGCGCAACGCGTTCAGGATTAGTAAAGCCTTGTTGCCGTGCAAACTGTTCGTATGTTGGCTGTTGTTGAAAGCCGCTAATAATTGGCAAGCCTTTATCGTCAAGCATTACTTGACCGTTGGCGTCTTTCTTATATGTAAACGCAGTGCCCTGCGCCATACCCAATAAGTTTTGCGCAAACGGCGCAATCTCAGGGGCAAAGCCTACTTGATTTCGTACGATTTGTTCTGCCATTTTCTGTCCTTATGCAGGTAAGTGCTTTTCAGCGCGGGAGTTTTTAGCCACACGCCCTTTGCCCACGGTTTTGCGTCGGGCTGCCTGAATTCTGTCCATCATTTTGTAGAGCTTACGCGCACCTGCTTCAGTAGAGCCGTTGCCCAATTCTGACACGATACGGGCGGGAACTACAAATTCACCATCGGCAAGGCGTGCGGGTTGCCTCTTACCAATCATGGCGGGGATGCTGTCAGATACACCATCACCGGGGCCTTTGAGCAAACGACCACCATCAGAGTAGCCGCCCAAGGAGCCGAGACCACCGCCCATGGCGTAGCCGGGCATGCCGCCGTTAGCGTACGCGTTACTTTCAGCTTGAAGTTCATAGCCACGCAGACCACCACCGAAACCGCCAAAGTTACCAAAGTCATAGCCGCCTAAACCGCCTATGTCAGAACCGCCACTGGCATCCGCATCAAAACCATCGTAGTTGCCACTAACACTCTCGCCAACACCTTCATTGTAGTTGCCACTGACACTCTCGCCAGCACCCATGCCGCTATCGCCAAAATCACCACCGGCATTACCTACTTCAACGTATGTACCAGTATCGGGATTGGAGGTGCCTGCTACGCTTGAGTCAACGACAGTTTGGTCAGGCATAGTTACCACAGCGCCCCCATCAGGAGCATCTTGAACAGTAGGTTGTGCGGCAGGCTGCTGTTGTGCTATCTGGTCTGTGGCAACTTCAATATTGCCGTTATCCATGGCAGTGACACCGTTATTTGGTACATCCACAGCAATGGTTGCATTGTCTGCAAGGGTAGAAGCAGGGTCAGATTCACCAAAATCACTGGGGTTAGCTGGGACAAAATCTGAGTCACGGACGCCTTCGCTGATTGACGCATCGTCAATGTCCCTAGACGTATTAAATTCTGAGTTATAAAAGCCAGAATTATCAGGCTCAAATGTTGGTGGCTCAGTCGCAGATATAGTCTCTGGCGTATTACCAGTTAAATATCCCAACTCATCGTCTGTGTCTACTATATCCCGTCCAATTTTATCTACAGCAGCTTGACCAGCTTGGTCGTACGGGTCGATTCCAACTGACGGGGTATTACCCACACTTGCACCCCCACCACCGCCACCACCACCACCACCACCGCCTCCACCACCGCCAGTTGTAGGTGTTGTGGTGGTTACTGGTTTTGGTAGATAGATTGGTTGCTTAGTAAACTCGTCAGGCGGTAAAGAGCTAATATCTGGGCGTGTTGTGTTTGTAATGCCCATTAAGTAGTTGTAAGCGGCTTGGGAACTGCCGTCAGGAAGCGCAGCGCCGCCATTGGCGTACCTTTTAATGTCTGTAAGACCGCCGCCTGCGTAACCGGGGTATCCCAAAGACTTGACACTAACGGGGTTTAACGCTTTTGCGCGTTGCGTCATAGGGTCATAGTCAAAATTACGGATGAAGCCGGGGTTATCCATCTTAGTAACGGTTTGCACACCCTGATCGGCCAACAACGGCGATGTCACAGCCAAAAGTGAGCCAGCGTTTTGTTTAGCAAAGTCGCCAAATGCGGAGGGGTTTTTTGTGACTGCATTGAAACCCGCGCCTAATTTACTGCTCAAAGACGCTTCACCCATCTGTTTAGTAACAGCATCTTGTAAAAATTTATTGTAGGCTTCACCACTTAAACCTTGTTCTAGTGCTGCGGTTTTAGCTGCGTCAAGAGCAGAAGTACCCAAGGCAGCGGAACCCGCACCCATAAACGCTTCGCCCAAACCCGCGCCGCCATACGCGCCCAGACCAGCCGTCAACCCTTTGGATAGGCTTCCTGTAGCTAAAGCAGTGGCACCTCCAACAGCAAGCCCCGCGCCAGCCGCAGACATTAAACCAAAACCAGCAGGGCCAAGCGCAAAACCCGCAATTGCAGGCAATAATTTCTTCAAGAAGTTGGCTTCAACCAGCCCTGTTTCTGGGTTAATTGTCAGTGAGCCGCCATGTTTCATGGCCAAAGCCTGCAAGCCCGCAACTTCTTGGGGGGCCATATGCACCAGCATCGAGTCCGAATTGCGGCCTTTTGCGGCCATTTGATTTGCAAGTGCGTGTAGGCTCATGTTAGACCTTTACTTTCAGTACGTTTCCGGCGGTAGTGTCATAGTAAACATCTCCCACTCGTAGGTTAGCGTAGTCAGCTTGAGTTGGCAAACTAATCACATAGGTATTTGGCGTAGTGGGGTCAGGTTGAGAAAAACTCAGACCTGCTGTTATTTTAGTGCCATTACGCTGTGTTGCGCCAGAGATTGGCCCCGGATTATCCAACTGATTGAAATACAAAAACATCACCCGCAGGAGTTGCTCCATGTAGGCTTGCGTGTACTCTTTCGGTGGGTTGGGTAGGCGTGGGGCTATAACGTTTGCTTGTGCCATTAACCACCCCTTCGGCCATCCGGCCTAATGTCCATACGCGGTGCGCCCAACTGCCACGTTACGCCAAGCGCAGTGGAGTCAATCTTGAACGCCATCTGACGGCCCCGCACACGGGTGTTGATCTGCCCAGTAAACTCTTCTACCGGAATGACCGCTGTGCGTGTTACTGCGCCACTACTACTACCGGCAACCGATTGTGGGTTGTTGTACCCAGAGCCTGAGTTCTGCAAGGGTTGCAAATACATCGTAGCCTGTGGGCTTGCGGCTGTGGAACCACGGAACGTGATGTCGGGCAGAACACGCCAGACAAAGCCAAAGTTGTGGCCGTCACCAATATCAAACTGTGAAGAACTGATGTACGCCTCGATTGGCAAAGCAGTACCAGTAGCGTTGTCGTCTACGCCTTGTTCATGGTTCACCACGTTGTAGTTGTACGTAGCGGCAAGGGGGTAGTTGCGAAGACCAGAGTCAAGCCAAGCCGTACGCGCCATCATGCCGTAGTACCAGATGTCTTCTTCGTAGTTGTACACAACGTACTTGTCTATAGCATTTGAATTACTAGAGCAGTAAAACCACCAGACTTCATTAAAACCTTCGTTGGTGCTTGCAAACACCTGCTCATACTGAGCCGTATTGATATCGCTAAAAATGTACTGCCGCAGATCACAGCGCATGGTTTGTGTGCGACCATCGTATTTGTAAAACTTATCCACGCCCATCCAGTACGTGACACCCGAGGCAATGGCGGCAGCGCTGGGGCCTACGATTGAGATACTGTCGGCAAGAAGCTGTGAACTCCACACGTATGGGGGGCCAAGGTATTGGAGCGAATATAAAGAAGAGTCTGTCCAAACCAAAATCTCTTGACGAGACTGCAAAGCTGTCACGATGCGTGAGCCGTGCGAGAGACGAACACTACCTGCTTGGTTGGTAATTGAGGGTGTCCACTGCACAGCATCTTCTTGGTCAGACCAACGAATCAGCATCGGGTCAAGAATCGTGTCGCCAATTTCGTTTGTACCAAAGACAAGTACAAAGCGGCTGGTGTCTGAGACCAGCAAGAAGTTTTGGTGTAGCGGCACATCAGAGGCACCCGCAAGAGAAGAAAGCAACACGCCACGGGTTGTCAAACTAGTAGCCGCGTCCCAGTAGTAAATCTCTTCACCGCGAGGGCCAAAGATCAAGTTTTGACCAAAGTTGCTTTGGTTCCAAATACGCAGCGCATCCACAGATGTGGAGCCAAGGCCCCATGTGCCTGAACCCCAAGAGCCTGCGCCCCAACCCACTAAAGGCACCGCATACTCAGGGCCGGGATTGACTTGGTATGCAGCCACAACAGCCGCGCCCCCGCCCGTAGCGGTAGAAGAAGCCGCAGAAGACGCTGTGATGTTGTAGGTGGTTGTAGACGCACCGATAGTAGAGAGTTGATATTCACCGTTAAGGGTCAAGCCGCCCACTGCAGTAGCGCCACTGAAAGTCACAAAAGCACCGTTGATATAGCCGCCCGTAGCGTCAGTTACAACTACTGTGGTTGAGCCTGATGTGGTAGAAAATGGGTTGTTACCAAGCGTTGCTGGGGCTTTACGCAAGGGGGTGATGTCGTTGTACGCACCGCCATTCTCGATGTAAAACTTAAGGTGTGTGCCTACGCCCAAAAGGTTCTGGCTACCAAGCGTTACCCAATTCCACAAAGACCGGCAAACCCCTTGGAATATCGTTGCAGAAATACGAACCCAGCCGCCAATCTTCTCTGGTGTGCCTTGACGGAACCGAACTTTGTCGCAATCATACCAACCACCTTCGGTGGTATATCTAGTATTCTCCCGGTTTACACCGGGCTTGAACATGATCTTTTGTAATGGCATGGCTTATTTTCCCATCAATTTGGGTGTGCATCAAGCATACAGCCGTGTGCCTGTTTTGTCGATAATCAGCGCTTGTTTTCTTGGCTTGGCATCTGGCGTGTTTGGGATGCTCACATGAGTCCAGCGGTCAAACTCACGGATAACCTGATCGTAAGGCAGGCCAGACGCAATGATGGTTTTGACCACTTCGTCAGGGGTCAGTTGAGGTACTCGGATGTCCACAGCACAACCAATGCGATGCTGGCTAGTATCTTTAGAACCAACAGCATCATTGACTTGCTTGCTGCGAAAAGCAGAGTTAACCATGACTGGTCTTCCGCCCAAGGCAGTTTTAACTTCCTCAAGGAAGGCGGCGAGGCGTTTAAGGTTCTCCAATTCCTGTTCATTTGGCGCGTTGTCCCATCCGTTGCGTTCTGCGGCTTCTGAGGCGGTAAGTTCTTCAAGCGTGAAGTGGGGTGTCAAGTTCATTTTCTACCTTTCATATCCATGATTTTTTCAAGGGTGCGGCCACCAAAGTAGA